GCGTCAGACCTCCATTTCGTGTTGTTTGCTGCGGGCCGCTGCCTTTTTCGGGCTGGCGGCCTGTTTTGTTTCGGAAAGCTGCTTGCGGACGGAAGCACGGGGTTTGCGAATGTTCTTATCTCGGTTCTCGTTTTTGTCAACCAGCGCGTAGATGCCAAAACGGTCTTTTACGCTGGACAGGTGCAGGGATTTATACGGCAGCATGGCAAGCAGTTGGTCCGTATCCCGACTGGATGCCAGTTTGATGAAGTAGGGCGATACCTCCACCATAAAATGATTTTTGTCCGGGCTGTTGGGAGCAGCCAGCCGCTTCATATCTGCCGCGATACGCTGAGCCTCGGCCTCGATCAGCCCAGTGTGCAGTGACGCAAGATGTTCTTTGAAATCACCGGGCCGTGCCGGTTCTCGACTGCGCTGCTCCTGCCGAGTTGCCGCTTGCAGAAGTTCCGGGTCACGGGGCTGCATTTCATACCGCACGAACTCCCCGAAATATTTGTCCGGGCGGCTGTCAAAATGCTCTTTCGGGCCAATCTCCCGCATCCCGCTTTCGTAGATCAGACGATTGGCACCCACAGGCAGGGCGGCTTCCCGGATGTGTTGGAAATGCTGCTGATAGTTCAATTCATACAGATTGCCTTGCACGGTTCCGTTGGCTGCGCCGGTCAGCTCCACCGCATAGGCAAGAATCCTGTCGTGGGTCTGCTCGCCGCAGAATTTCCATGTGTTGTAGGCTTGGGTGTCTTTGAGCAGCACATCACGTTCCCGGAAACAGAATGTTCCAGAAGGCCGGGACAGCCACAACAGCAGCTTATCTTCCGGCTGGTCGCTGCGGGCCGCTTCCCGCATCATCTTGATGTCATAGGCAAAATCGCTCTGGTAGTATGCAGTGTTCTGGTGCATGATAGTTTCCAGCGCAGCGATCACATCCATATTTTCAAATTTCTGCACGGTCTACACCTCCAATTCCTTTGACTTTTCCCGTGGCTGTGTTTGCTTGCTCTGTTCCTTTTTTGCGGCATCCAGTTGAGCCCGGATAGACGGCTTTTTCAGTTTGGCTGCGCGGGATTTCTTGGCTTTCGGTGCCTTTTCTTCGGCCTTGACTGCAGCGGCAAGGTCTGTCAAAGAAATTTGTTCCCCGGCCTTTGCTTTGGCCTCCAACTCGCCCAGGGAGGGCGCGTTGTTCAGAACACCGTCAATCATGTTTTCGTTCTGTTCTGTGGAAAGTTCTGCGGTGCGCAGCGGATTTTCCCGCAAGAACTCCGGCACCTGCTGGAAGCCCACACTGTCGCAGTAGTGGGCGGTGTCCTGCCCATTCTGGTGCAGCACCACTACATCCGAAACAGACAGCGAGTGTCCCTTGAAATCTGCCGGATGGCCCACATTGAATGTACGGTAGATGTCCTCCAATGTGGTACCCGCAGCCAGCGGTGCGGCGCACACCTCTGTATAGTTGGCTTTGTCCACGGTCCGGCCAGCGGCCTGCAGGCGGTCGTAGGGCTCAAAATGGTAATCACGAGTGGAATCCTCATTGCGCAGCTGGTAAATGGAAAAGCTGTCCTGCTGTGGTGCCTCAAAATCTGCCGCTGCGTATTCCTCTACGGTCATTCCGGCAGTCGCCGCTTCTTGCTCAATCTCGGTCTGCACCTGCACCTTGTAGTCCTGTAAGCTCTGGTCAAAGTTGGCCAGCTTGGGTGGTTTCGGCAAGTTATACTGGCCTTGGTTGAGCAGCGGGCAGCAGTCCTGCACATAGGTCACAACTGCATTGTAATAGGCAGTCTGTTCCGGTGAAATGTTCTGCCCCTCCTGCAAAGCGGTGGTAGCAGTCTGCTCCATGGCCGAAAGATTGCAATGCTGTTTGAGGTATGGAATAAATTCGGTCAGCACCATTTGGCGCTCCGCCTTGTCCAGCTCCCACGCTTCCGGGCCTTTGTTGTGCAGAACAAAATTTTTCCAGTTCTCGTCCTTGGCATAGTATTCGTGGTAGTTCTGGATACCTGTCTCTCTCTGAGGCGGGGCGGCAGCTTTCGAAGAAATATGATGCGGATTATTTCCGGGAGCTTGCGCCCTGTCTGGACAGCATCTCCGAAGAGGATGCGGAGTGTACCATCCGCACCATCGAGACATTCTATCAAGTTATGTGCGAAAGGAGAACTTCTCTTGAAAAGCGATAAGAGCGATTTCGCGCAGGGCAGCATCCCGAAAAAGCTGGCCCTCTTTATGCTGCCCATTCTGGGCGCGCTGGTGCTGCAGGCCGCCTACGGTGCGGTAGACCTGCTGGTGGTGGGTCGTTTCGGAACCACCTCGGGTCTTTCCGCTGTCTCCACCGGCAGTCAGGTGCTCAACCTCGTGACCTTTGTAGTGACCCAGTTTGCAATGGGCATCACCGTCCTCATCGCCCGCTATCTGGGCGAAAAGCACCCCGAGTACATCGGGCAGGTCGTCGTCGGCGGCACTGTGGTGTCCGCCATCATCGCGGCGGCGCAGGCTGTCAGCGTCGTGTGCGCTGTGGCGATGCTGCTGAAAAAACATCTGCCTTTCCAGCTCAAAAGACTGATTTCCGTCTCAACCGCCAGTGCCGCAAGTTCCTGGACATTGGCCTGCCGCTGGCTTTGCAGGAGTTTCTGACGCAGGTTTCTTTTCTGTTTTCTGGCGTTCTGCGCCTTCGTCAACCGTCTGGGTCTGGAAGCGTCCTCCGGCTACGGCGTGGCCTGCAAGATCGTCAACTTCGCCATGCTCATCCCCAGCTCTCTAATGCAGTCGATGGCCTCTTTCGTCTCTCAGAATGTCGGTGCCGGCAACAAAATGCGGGCCAAACAGACTCTGTTAACCGGTATTGCCATCGGTCTGATCTTCGGCTGTGCGGTGTTTGTGCTGGTGTGGTTCAAGGGCGACCTGCTGTCCGGCATCTTCACTACAGACGCCGCCGTCATTGTGAATGCCTTCGCCTATCTGCGCGGTTTTGCGCCTGAGACGATCGTCACAGCGGTGCTGTTCGGCATGGTAGGCTGCTTCAACGGCAACAACAAGACCGTCTGGGTCATGGTGCAGGGCCTCGTGCAGACCCTTCTGGTCCGCCTGTCGATGGCTTACATCATGAGCATCCAGCCCAACGCCAGCCTGACCATGATCGGTCTGGCCGCGCCCACTTCTACCGCTGTGGGCATCGTGCTGAATGTCTGCTTCTTCCTCTAGCTTGAGAGGAAAGAGAAAAATCCGAAGGTGTAAAAGGAAACCGGCTGGTGTGAATGACATCAGCCGGCTTTTGCTATGGTCTGGCAAAACAAAAAGCCCAGCGTACTTTCATACGCTGAGCATTTTTGGTGGGCGCGGGTGGATTACGCAAGCCGCACATCTAAAAAGGCCCCGCAGGGGCCTTTTTGCCGCCGGGACGTATAGCGGCGGCCGATGCTGTTCGAATCCACCCTTGCGGCGCTTTACAAACTTCCAGATAAAACAGAAACTCCAGTGTCATTACAACACTGGAGTTCTTGGTGGGCGCGGGTGGATTACGCAAGCCGCGCTGCTAAAAACAGCCTAGCAGGCTGTTTTTGCCCGGCGGGACGCAAAGCGCCGGGCCGCAGCTGTTCTCATCCACCCGCCTATGTGAGTCTGACATTTGCGCAAAAGAAAACCGCCAGTGTACCTCTACACCAGCGGTTTTTTCATGGGCGCGGGTGGATTCGAACAACTTGCATTCACGCACACCTATACTGGCGAACTGAAAAAACATAGGAGACAAGCCACTTTTCACTCTACACAGGATTCATTGAAGCAACAGTGCGCACAATTCTGCGCCTAGAAGTGGGTTTGAGAGTGGGTTATTTTTGCTTTGGGGAATACTCTGCCAACGCGGCAGATACCGCCAGCGCTGCAGCATCAGCGCGGCCCTCGACGGCGTGGCTGTACCAGCCATAAGTATCCATACTTCGGCTGTGACCAACCATGCGACGGAGTTGGGCAGGGGACACAGTGTCTTCAACCATGCTTACGAAGGTGTGCCGCAGCTCGTACAGACTGATGGGCGGATCGATGCCATTACAGCGTTGGTAGAATCTCCAGTAGTTGTATAGGCTCTGCTCGTTGTCCAGCAAGAACACCGGATCATCATAGCGCAAGGGGCGCTCCTCTTCGAAGGTGCGCTGTTGGAGCTGAGCTTTGAGTTCTGCCGCCGCCAGCGGGTGCAGCACTACGACGCGGATGGCGTTTTCGTTTTTACCGTGGGTCTCTTCATTTCGGGTATTGATGGCCCGGGAGAGGTGCAACCTATGGCCGTCCACATCGCCCACTCGCAAGCCCAGTAATTCGCCGGGGCGCAGGCCGGTCATGACGGCCAGGCGGTATGCGTGGATATTCTCATCTATCTCAAATTTTCCACGGACAACACGTGTGTCAGTGGAAAGTAATATCCGCAGAGAATCTGGCTGCAAAATCTTCTTGCCCTTGTTTCTTGCCCCCTTTGGGACAACGACTTCATCCTCGGGCCGCAGAGAGGTGTACTGGTGCTGCCGCGCCCACTTGACGAAGGCCATCTCAACGCTCCGGATGCCCTGCAGCGTCTTGCGGGAGAGATTGCCCTTGCTCTTACATTTGTTGTCCGGGTTCAAGCAGCCCTCTTTGTAGGCACGGTTCAGGACATCTTGCAGCATACCGGCGTTCAGGTCACCGATACGGCGGATACCAACGACCGGTAGTATGTAGTTCCGTCCAAATTTCTCTATCTGCTCTACATAACTGCCGCCTGCGGTGGCCTTTGCTGAGATGAGAAAATCATCCCACAGTTCAGAGCAGCGCTTTGTAGTGTTACTGATGCCATCATCCAGCCAGGCGTCTGCCTTGCGGTTTGCCTCTCGCTGGCCGGTACGGCCCGGCTTTGCGCTGGTAAAGGTCTTGCGCACGCCGTCCTTCTGCACCTTGATCTGCCAGCGCTGCTGCTTTTCCAGCCAAACGGCGGTATTGACTCGCTTTCCCATAAAAATACACCTCCATATGGGTACACTTTGACAAGCCTGCCCGGAGGTGGTACAATACAGTTGTCTAGGCTGGTATTGTTCCTCGTGAGCAAGCCATTCTTCAAACTCCTCCGGTGTTGGTAGCACCGGGGGAGTTTTTTTGTATATTCAATTAACAAGACGGTTGACTCAGTTGTTTTTACGATAGGTGACCTCAAGTCCAGTGTTGGGAGAGTAAGTCCATGTGACTGTCAGACGGTCAAAAGACTCCTTCTGACGGCCATCCAGCGCTTTTGTGCTGACCATCTCCTCATAAAGCCAGTCCGGCAGGCCATAAATTTGGTTTGCGAGTTTGATTTCTCTCAAAACAACATCCGTGAAAAGAAAACTATCCTTAAAATTATACGGATTCGTATCGAACGTGATATAAGAACCGTCATTCGCAACGGTAAGTGCGCGGTCATCAAAGACATCATAGATAGTCTGGAAGTCAAGGGAATCCGCATTTACTTTCAGCACAGGCACGAGCAACTCATCCAGCAAGGTGGAGACCTTCTTGCCTTTCTCATCAAACGTAATCTGCGTGCGAATCTTGATAACCGGAGAGCCATCATCTGCCGCACGCTGATAGGCACCATTCAGTGTAAGGCTCTGGCCCGCAAACGTAGCTCTGTAATACTCGTACAGATTTTCTTTGACCGCCGCATAGAAGCGCTGGCCTTCCGCAGACACGACAGAGAAACACTTATAATTCACGTCCTTGTCTGTATAAGTATAGAAGTAGTCGAAATCCGTCTGGCCGGAAAACTCCACATCCCGCCCCACTTTGTACTCGGTGTCGGCAAACACCGTCACTGCACACGCAAGGCACAGCACCACGGTCAGCATCAAAGAGACCATCTTTTTCATGTTTTTCCCTCCTCATTGTAAAAAGCTCAATTTTTGTTCGATTTTTGCTCAAGTATTTGTTCTTGCGCGAAACACTATTTGGTTGTATAATATAGGCAAATAAAACAACGTGTTGCGGGAGGCAAGCAGACAATGACACGTCAAGACTACATCGATGCTATTATGCGACTGCTTGAGAAAGCGGATTTTCGCAAACTGCGGCTTGTGTGGATATACGCAAGCCGCCTGATCAGCTGACATATCGCATCCTTTGAGCACCTACGGGTGCTCTTTTTTTTGTGTCAATTTTTCGGCCATGCGTTCCAGCAGCTTCCAATCGGCGGGGCTGAGGTCGGCCAGCATCTCGACAAAGCGCCTTCGGAAATTGCCATCGTCATCCCGGGTCAGGTCGCCAAGGAACGCGGCGATTTTGTCCGACTGGGTATCTGCCGCCATCATCTCGCCTTCACCGGTGCGCAGCCATTCCTCGCGGACGCCGAACTTATCGCAGATGTCTTTAATAGTACGGTCGCTGGGTTCAACAACATTAACCTCGTAGCTGCCGACTGTGTTCCGTTTAAGGTTCAGCCGGTCAGCAAACTCTTGCTGAGTCAGCTTTTCATTTTTTCTGACTTCTTTAATTCGTTCGCCTATCGTCATTTTGTTCACCTCCTTTGCCATCATTATAGCAGGTACCAATCAGCACGTCAAGACATTTTGTTGGAAAAATCAACAAATCTGTCCTTGACAAATGTTGTTTAATGGCTTATACTTGTCATGCAATCAACAAATTGCAACATAATCTCAGCGAAAGGAGGTGAACCACATGGACAACAACATCCAGAAAGAAATCCAAGAACGCCGCGAGCACGCCGAGCGCTTAAAGAAGATCGCCCTCAAGCTGTTCGAGCAGCTCAAGAGCGAAAATGTCAGTTTTTCGGACGCAGAGCGAATCATTAGTCTGCTTTCTGCATCCGTAAAAACTGAGCGCGACCACAGAATCCTTGGCTCTGATCAATCCGTAGTCAATTCGAAATTCCTCAGTAACGATAAAAGTGACTGGGAAGAGCTTTGGCGCGAAATCAACGCAACCAATCACTTGATGCGCTTAAAAGAAGACGAAATCAACACACGCACCAATGATAAATTCTTGATTTCGTTCGCACTGTCCGGCTTCGCGGTCGCAATCAGCGTCTTTATCCTCTTAACGAGGTAAACACTGAGACGAACAAGCTTAACAGCGATATACCAATAGCAATGTTCGCACGCCTTTCCGTTCGAACGGAATGCTTATGTTCCTCCAGAGTTACTCTTCCTGCCGCACCAAAACGGTAAATGTAAGTTCTTTCCCCTAATGCTCTGCCTACGGGGTCATCGGACTCCTGTTTTCTGACCATTTCGCGCTCTTGCATCCATTTTAATGTTTCCCAATCCGCAGGCACTCCATTTTCACACAGCTCTTCGAGCGAGAACCATTTATCCGGGTGTTCATTCAGGAACTCAAGCACTTTCAGCGTTTTTTCATCAAGCATTTTTACACTTCCTTCCTGTGCCAGTATAGCACGGAAAGGGAGCCACCCACAAGGAGGCACAAAATCACATGAACGACTTACAGATCTTCTCCAACCCCGAGTTTGGGCGGGTACGCACCGTCGAGCTTGGCAGCCGCATTGACCAGCTGAGGATCGTCGCCTTTGGCCTTCCCGCGTTCGACCAGATCATGGCCGATATCTTCACCACCGAGAAAAAGGAGTGATTTTTTATGAAGAAGTCTGCACTTAACCCCGCCGCCTACGGCTTGACCGTGGACGAAGCAACCCGGCTCGTCCGCCTCCACGATATGTGCGCAGGCATGGCCCCGGAAGACTTTGATCAGATGGAGACTGCCGCCCGCAGCATCAACCTGGTCAACAGCCTCAAGAAGATGGACAGCCGTCCCGGCGGCGCAGCGTGAGAGGGGAGAGCAGCACGATGAAGAAACCTTACCTCAAGCTCCGCCGCCTCATTGAAGACGAAGGGCTGGAGCAGCAGGAGCTGGCTGTGTTGGCGGGTATCTGTGACCGTACACTGAGCAAGCGCCTGAACGCGCCGGAAGACAGCGGTTGCTGGCTTCCGAGGGAAATTACCTCTATCTGCCAGGTGCTCCATATCCCGCAAGAGAAAATCGGGGAGTATTTCTTCCCGCAAATTGCAAAGGAGGCATCCGCATGAGAATCAAATCTGGCGTCTGGTACTGGCTGGCGGTGGCCAGCGGTGCCGTCGGGATGCTGTACGCACTTGGCTTTGCAGGCAGCATCGAAGCCCTCGATGTCATCTCCGACACCGACTTCATCACCGCGATGGTGCTGCTGTTGCTGGCGCTGTTCTTTGCCCGGCTGGGCGACCATGCCGCAGAGCGCGAGGCTCAGCGCCGCAAGTACATCGACCGCCGCCACGCCCGCCCCGAAGAGCCGGAGTACCGACAGAACCGGAGGGACGCATGAACGCAAAAAAGCCCGTCGGTGCTGGAACACCGGCGAGCCTGCAAAGGGATGATGGTTTGAACGCCCATCACCCCGAAGAATAACACACTTTGGAGGTTTTAGCAAGAGATGAAAGGTATTCTTATCGAGCCGGGCAAAGACCCGGTCGTGACTACCCTGCCGGACACGCTGCAGGGCATGGAAGCGCTTTTGCAGTGTCCCTGCGAGCAGAAAGTTCTGCCCCGCACCCCGGCGGTGCTGGTGTACGCCATCTACGGCAAGAGCCTGAACCGTACTTATCGCGGCCAATCAATCTATGGCACTATCCTCTGCTACGGCTGGCGAAATAACCGCTTCCAGCCCCTGAACAAAGACCTGCAGGCCGAGATGCTGGACCGCCTGAAGGACACGGAGGTGAGAGTGTGACTGCCTATATCTGCAAATGCGGACGGCGAGTAAAGAAATCCACCGATGCCAGTACCACTGGCAACCGCCTATCCGGCTATGCACCCGGCCATGAGTGCTGGGGATGCCCCTACGCCATGCCATACGGAAACTATCAATGGGATGAAAGTGCTAGAACTGTCAGCCGGGAGACTCAGGGCTACGAATGCCGGATGAGTAAGACCCTCACCTATGCGTCAGAGTTCGCTGGCTCTATCAAGGATAAATGCACTTGTCGAGTGCATAGTCTGGACTTCGACTTTCTGTCTCAGGTCTCCTCCTGGATCAAAGACACTTATCCAGACAGAGAGATTTTTGGCTCGTTTTCCAAAGATATTCGTGCATCGGACTATGGATCTGATGGCCGTTACTGCCTGACTATCACCTGCACCCAGAATCTGAAAGGCGTTGCCGCAAAAAGAGAGCTGCTTGATCAGTTCTTTACTCCGAATGGTAGCCGCAAGGACATGACACCGCAGCAGGAAATGGAAAAGATTCTTGCTGACATCAAAAAAGCAAAGGAGATTTTCTCATGTACACCTGCCCAGAATGCGGATGCTGCTGCGACCATGACAAGCCCTGCTGCCAGCAGTTCGGCGGCGGCAACACCGACCACCTCGGCGAGCGAGGCGGCTGCAAACGGCTTGACCCCCGCGCTGTCCCCGCAGAGCAGCGCATCGGCCCCTGTTGTTCCTGCGGAGACTTCTTTTGCATCCGCAGCTGTCCCCAGCTTTGACTTCTCCGCTCTGGGCGATTTATCCCAGCAGGCCACCGAAGCCGACCAGCAGTTTGATTTGCATTACGGCGCGGCGCAGGACGAATACCTGATCTCCTGCATCTACCTCGCCCGCATCCACGCTCTGACTGCCAAGGCGGGCCGGTATGGCGGCGGTACATGGACAAAGTGGTATGAGAGCAAGGGACTCAGCGAAGGCAGCGCCCGCACGATGGTCAAAAACGGTGACGCTTTTAATTCCGCAACAGTTGCGGAATTAAAACAGCTGCCCGAGCTGACCCGCAAAGATTTGAACCTCATCGCCCGCAGCGGGTGCGCTGGGCAGCTGGTCGAAGCCGCCGGAGACAGCCAGCGGGTGCAGGAGCTTTTAGCCCAGCTCAAGGCCAAAGAGTACAAGCTGAACGAAACGCAGGCCAGATTGAAGAGCGCCTGCATTCAGGAGCAGGAGTCGCGGGACGCAATGAATACCGCCAATGCTCAGCTGGAAGCCGCCCACGCCGACATTAAAGGTCTGACCGAACAGAACGATCAGCTCAAAAGCCGGTTAGACGCCGCTGAGGCCCGGGAAGAGGAAGCATGGAAGATGCAGACCAAGGCCGAAGCCCGTGCCAAAACCGCCGAGAGCCAGCTGGAAGGCTCCCGTCAGGTAGCCGAAGCGGCCAATCGTCGGGCCGACAAGTGGAGATCCGAGGCCGAAGCTGCCCGGAAGCAGCCCATCGTAGCTGTGGTGGACAAGGACGAAGTCGTCCGGCAGGCCAAGGAAATGGCCGACGGCATGACCGCCGACTACAAAGCCACACAGGAGCAGGACGCCCGCGACGCCTACGACAGCATCCTTCTGGCCGGCCGCTCCATCACAAATCTCGCGCAGTCCATAAAGCCGCTGTTCGGCAAGCTGCCGGGTGAACAGCGGGAAAACGCGATCGATCAGTTCGTACGCACATTAGGACAGATTCAAGGGGAGGTATCCAGATGTCTGTAAAGATCACGGCCCTCGAAGCCGAAAACGTCAAGCGCATCAAGGCCGTTGCGCTCACTCCTGCGCCCACCGGCCTTACCCTCGTGGGCGGCAACAACAATCAGGGCAAGACCAGTGTGCTCGACGCGCTGGCATGGGCGCTTGGCGGCGAAAAATTCCGCCCGAACGCCGCCCAGCGGGATGGTGCCGTCGCTCCCGCCCACCTCCGTGTCACTCTCTCCAACGGGGTCGTCGTGGAGCGCAAGGGCAAGAACAGCAGCCTCACCGTCACCGACCCCACCGGACGCCGCAGCGGCCAGCAGCTGCTGAACGCTTTTGTCGAGCCGCTGGCCCTCGATCTGCCCCGCTTCATGGAGGCCAGCGACAAGGAAAAGGCTGACATCCTGCTGCGTATCATCGGCATCGGGAATGAATTGCATCTCCGGGATATGGAGATCAAACGCATCTACGACAAACGCACCTTCACCGGCCAGCTGGCCCAGCAGAAAAAGCACTTTGCCGACGAGCTTATCTCCTACCCCGACGCTCCCGAACAGCCCCTCAGCGCCTCTGACCTCATCCGCCGGCAGCAGGATATTCTGGCCCGGAACGGCGAGAATCAGCGTCTGCGGCAGCAGGCGCAGGAGTTGGCCCGGCAGGAACAACAGTGTCTGGACGAACTGAAACGCACCCGTGAGCGCATTGCGGAACTGGAAAAGCTGCGGGAAGAGCTGGACACCAAGCACACCAAGCTGTTCAACCAGCGAAAAAATGCAGAAAAGACCGTTGACCAGCTTCAGGACGAATCCACCGCTGAGCTGGAAGCCTCTATCCAGAGCATCGAGGAGACGAACCGGAAAGTCCGGGCCAACCTCGAAAAAGCCCGCGCCGAGGACGAAGCCGCCAAGTACGCCAGCGACTACGACAAGCTTACGGATGCCCTCGAGCAGAAGCGCAAAGAGCGTCTGGCCCTGCTGAACGGTGCCGACCTGCCCCTGCCGGAGCTGAGTGTGGAGGACGGAGCTCTTACTTATAAAGGCAAGCGCTGGCGGGATATGTCCGGCAGCGACCAGCTCCGGGTGGCTGCGGCCATCGTCCGGCGGCTCAACCCGGACTGCGGCTTTGTCCTGTTGGACAAGCTCGAGCAGATGGACATGACCACGCTGGAAGAGTTCGGCCACTGGCTCGAAGCGGAGGGCCTGCAGGCCATCGCCACCCGCGTCTCCACCGGCAGCGAGTGCCAGATCATCATTGAGGACGGCATGGTCAAGGGTGCTGACCTGCCTGTCCTGTCCGCCGCACCCGCTCAGACCAGAACATGGACGAAAGGAGCTTTCTGATGAGCAAATATTCCGTTACCACCGGCATTCTGAACACCCCGGTCAAGGTCGTGCTGTACGGCCCCGAGGGCATCGGCAAGAGCACATTTGCCTCTCACTTCCCGGACCCCGTTTTCATCGACACCGAGGGCGGCACCAAGCGGCTCAATGTTGCCCGCCTGCCCCAGCCCACCAGCTGGGCCATGCTGCTGGACGAGGTGCGGGCTGTCACCCGGGGCGAAGTTTCCTGCGGTACGCTGGTCATCGACACCGCCGACTGGGCCGAGCGTCTGGCCATCGACGCCATCTGCGCCAAAGCCAAGGTGGACGGCCTCGAGGGCTTCGGCTACGGCAAGGGTTACACCTACGTCAAGGAGGAGTTCGGCCGGCTTCTCGACGCCCTCGAGGAGGTGCTGAACAGCGGCCACCATGTGCTGATCCTCGCCCACGCCGCCATCACCAAGTTCGAGCAGCCGGACGCTGCGGGCAGTTATGACCGCTGGACCATGAAGACCACCAAGCAGACTGAACCCCTCCTGCGGGAGTGGTGCGATATGCTCCTCTTCGCCAACTACCAGACCATCGTAGAAAAGAGCGGCAGCGGCCCCAACGCCAAGAACAAAGCCACCGGCGGCAAGCGGGTGCTCTACACCACCCACCACGCCTGCTGGGACGCAAAGAACCGCTTCGGCCTGCCCGATGAAGTCCCCTTCGACTACGCCAGCATCGCCCACTGCATCACCGGTCCGGCCTCTGCGCCGCCTGCCGCCCCGAAGCCCGCAGCACCCGCCGAAAAGGACATCCTTCCCCCTCCCAGCACTCCGGCCGCACCGGCACCGCAGCCCAAGCCTCAGCCGGAATCGCCCCGGGAGACTGTCCCCGAAGCCCTGCTGACGCCCGACCTCATGGCGCTGGGCGTCCCCGAAAAGCTGGCCGCGCTGATGAGTGCCAACAACGTCACCCCCGAAGAATTGCAGTTCGTCGTGGGCAAGCGGGGCTATTTCCCGGAAGATATGCCCATCAGGGACTATCCCGCCGACTTTGTGGAGGGCTGTCTCGTGGCCGCATGGCCGCAGGTGCTCCAGATGGTGCTGGACAACCGGGACCTGCCTTTCTGATCTCTTCCTCTTAGGCTTCCCTAACAGGGGAACTGGCTGCCGCAGGCAGACTGAGAGGTTCACACATTATTATAAAGGAAAATACTTATGGCTGACATGAATACCACTACCGACCGCGCTCTTGGCTGGGACGACGAATTTACCAACGTCTCGCAGGACTTCGTGCTCCTGCCCGAGGGCGAATACTACTTCGAAGTGACCGGGATGGAGCGCGCCCGCTTCGAGGGCAGCGCCAAGCTGCCGCCCTGCTCGATGGCAAAGCTGACGCTGAAAATTTTTGGCGGCGCTCTGGGCGACACCACCGTCACCCACCGCCTCTACCTTCACACCAAGACCCAGGGCCTGCTGGGCGCGTTCTTCGAGAGCATCGGCCAGTGCAGGAAGGGCGACACCTTCCGCCCCCGCTGGAACGAGGTCGTCGGCGCCAAAGGCCGCTGCAAGCTGGGCATCCACGATTACGTCAAGAAGAGCGGCGACCCCGGCCAGAGCAATGAAGTCATCCGCTTCCTGCCGCCGCCTGAAGAGAAAGCCGCACCCGCTCAGGGCTGGACGCAGGGGGCATTCTGATGGGAGAAAAACAGGCTCTGCGCCCCTATCAGGAAGCCGCCCGGAAGAGCATCCACACCGAGTGGGAAAATGGCCGTCTCCGCACCCTGCTGGTGCTGCCCACCGGCACCGGCAAGACCATCGTGTTCGCCTCCGTCGCCGCCGATCAGGTGCGGGCGGGCGACCGGGTGCTCATCCTCGCCCACCGGGGCGAGCTGCTGGAACAGGCGGCAGACAAGCTTCAGCGCTCCACCGGCCTCGTCAGCGCAGTGGAAAAAGCCGAGTCCACCTGCCTCGACAGCTGGTATCGGGTGGTGGTCGGCTCTGTCCAGACCTTACAGCGCACCGCACGACTCGAGCGCTTCCCCCGGGACTACTTCGGGACCATCATCATCGACGAGGCCCACCATTCCATCACCGACGGCTACCGCCGCATCCTCGACTACTTCGGCAGTGCAAAGGTCCTGGGCGTGACCGCTACCCCCGACCGGGGCGATATGCGAAACCTCGGCGAGGTGTTCGACAGCCTGGCCTATGAGTACAAGCTGACCGATGCCATCAAAGACGGCTACCTCTGCCGCATCATGGCCCAGACCGTCCCCCTCAAGCTGGACATCTCCGCCGTGGGCATGAGCAGCGGCGATTATTCCGTAGGCGAGCTTGGCACTGCTCTTGACCCTTACCTGAGCCAAATTGCTGACGAAATGGCAGCACGCTGTGCCGGGCGCAAAACGGTGGTGTTCCTGCCCCTCATCAAGACGAGCCAGAAATTCCGCGATCTGCTGAATGCGAAGGGCTTTTGCGCCGCCGAGGTCAACGGCCAGAGCGCCGACCGCAGACAGGTGCTTTCGGATTTCGAAGCCGACAAGTACAACGTGCTCTGCAACTCCATGCTGCTGACGGAAGGCTGGGACTGCCCCTCGGTGGACTGCGTCGTCGTGCTGCGGCCCACGAAGGTGCGCAGCCTCTACAGCCAGATGGTGGGACGCGGCACCCGCCTCTCCCCGGGCAAGAAAGACCTGCTGCTCCTCGATTTTCTCTGGATGACCGACAAGCACGAGCTCTGCCGTCCCGCAGACCTCGTCTGTGAGGACCGTGCCGTGGCCCGACAGATGACCGACAATCTGGCCGAGAGCGGCGGGCCGCAGGATATTGAGGACGCCGCCGCACAGGCCAGCGAGGATGTGGTGGCTCAGCGCGAAGAGGCGCTTGCCAAGCAGCTGGAAGAACAGCGCCGCAAAAAGGCGAAGCTGGTTGACCCGCTGCAATACGAGATGAGCATTCAGGCCGAAGATCTCTCCGGCTATGTGCCGGCCTTTGGCTGGGAAGCTGGCCCGCCCAGTGCAAAGCAGACCGCCGCCCTCGAGAAGCTGGGCATCCTGCCCGACGCCGTGGAATCTGCGGGCAAAGCGGCTCTCCTGCTGGACCGACTGCACAAGCGCCGGGACGAGGGCCTGACCACCCCAAAGCAGATACGCTGCCTGGAGAAATACGGCTTCCAGCACGTCGGCACATGGAGCTTCGAGGCTGCACGGCAGATGATCGACCGCATTGCCGCCGGCGGCTGGCGGGGCGCGCCGAAGGGCGTTGACCCCAGGAACTATATCCCGTCTGCTGAGCCGGTCATCGCAGATGATATGTTACTATGGTAATGCGAATGGAACATGAAAATGACATCAAAGAAGCGCTGGACTTCGTCTCCCCGTCCGCCCTGACCTATGAAGAATGGCTCATGGTGGGCATGGGCCTGAAAGAAGCCGGCCTGCCAGTCGCCGTGTGGGAGCAGTGGAGCGCCCGGGACGGCGGGCGGTATCACAAGGGCGAGTGCATCAAAAAATGGGAGAGCTTCCACGGCAGCTCGAAACCCGTCACCCAGAGCAGCATCTTCCAGCTGGCCTATGAGCACAGCTGGTCCGGCCCTGCAGGCCATGCGCTGGACTGGGGCGATGAGCTGACCGTCGGTCCGCAGCAGCCCGCACTGGTAGACCCCCGCTGGGTCGAAGAGCAGGAGCTTCACCTTCCCGACACATGGGAGCCTGCCCAGCAGCTCAAACGCTACCTGCAGGCCCTCTTCGAGCCGGACGAGTATGTGGCCTATGTCACCGAGAGCTTCATGGCAGCCGACCGCCGACGCCCGGCGAAAGGCTGCTGGGACAGAACTGCCGGGCAGCTCATCGAAGAGCTGGACGCCTGCGGCGACGACGTCGGCAAGGTCATGGGCGACTGCGACCCGGAAATCGGTGCATGGATCTGCTTCAACCCGGTGGACGGCACAGGCCGGAAGGATGCCAATGTCACCAGCTACCGCTACGCCCTCGTGGAGTGCGACAACATGGAGCCCGGCAAGCAGCTGGCCGCTATCCACCAGATGGAGCTGCCCTGCGCCGCGCTGGTCTACTCCGGCGGCAAGAGCATCCACGCCATCGTCCGGGTCAATGCGCCGGATTATGCTGAGTACCGCAAGCGGGTCGATTACCTCTACGCCACCTGCCAGAAGAACGGTCTGACCCTCGACCAGCAGAACCGCAACCCTTCCCGCCTCTCCCGGATGCCCGGCATCCTGCGGGCGGGGCAGAAACAGGCCCTGCTTGAAACGAACGTCGGCAAAAGCTGCTGGGAGGACTGGTGCGACTGGGTGGAGGCCTGCACCGATGACCTGCCCGACACCGAATGTCTGGCCGACGACTGGGACGACCTGCCCCCGCTGGCCGATGCCCTCATCTCCGGCGTACTGCGCCAGGGCCACAAGATGCTGCTGGCAGGCCCCTCCAAGGCGGGCAAGAGCTTCGCCCTCATCGAGCTGTGCATCGCCATCGCCGAGGGTAAAACGTGGCTGGGCCGCTTCTCCTGTGCGCAGGGGCGTGTACTTTATATCAATCTGGAACTTGATAGGCCGTCCTGCCTGCACCGCTTCAAGGACGTCTATACTGCGATGGGCCTTGCGCCGGACAATCTGCGGAACATCGACATCTGGAACCTGCGCGGCGCGTCTGTCCCCATGGACAAGCTTGCCCCCAAGCTCATCCGCCGGGCTGGCAAAAAGGGCTATACTGCCGTCATCCTCGACCCTATTTATAAGGTCATCACCGGCGACGAGAACAGCGCCGACCAGATGGCGAAATTCTGCAACCAGTTCGATGTGGTCTGCCGCGCGCTGGACTGCGCCGTCATCTACTGCCACCATCATTCCAAGGGCGCGCAGGGCGGCAAGCGCAGCATGGACAGAGCATCCGGCTCCGGCGTGTTTGCCCGCGACCCGGATGCCATGCTGGACATGACTGAGCTGACCATCACCGACGCCATCCGGGAGCAGCTGCACAACAAGGCCGCCTGCCGGGTCATCAAAGCGATGCTGGATAAGCGCGGCCATGCCGACGCCTACGGCCCGGATGACGCCCTCAGCAAGAGCCGGATGCTCACCATCGCCAAAGAGAAGCTTGGCCTCGCCGACCTGCGGGCCATCGACGCCGAAGTGGCTGCGGCTCAGAAGAAAGCCGACAGCATGACTGCCTGGCGCATCGAAGGCACCCTCCGCGAGTTTGCAAGCTTTGCGCCGGTCAACCTCTGGTTTGACTATCCGGTGCATAAGCTGGACAGCGGGCTTCTGGAAGATCTGCAGCCGGACAGCGACTTCCGCACGCTGGGTGCAAAGGGTGCGAGCCGCCGCTGGGGTGACAAGGCCAAGCAGTCCAAGGACAGGAAGGCCGAGCTGGACACCGCTTTTGAAGCCTGCATGATGGATGGCGAAGTCACCGTCTACAGCCTCGGCGAGTATATGGACCTGAAGCCCCGCACCGTCAAGAACCGTCTGAAAGAAGACGGGCGCTTCTGGATCGACGGCGAGAAGGTCGGCCGCAAGGAGCCCGGCAGCAGAGGTTAAACACTCTGTTATATCTGCAATTACATTTTGTTGTAAAAATGCAGTGATAGCCGCTATTTTGCACGACAGCAAAAACTGCAAAATTGCAGAAATAGCCGCTATGACTGCAACATTTGCAGTGCAAAATAGCCTATATATAATAGCATGACTGCACTGCAATGTGTGATGGGGTATCCCAGAGGATGGGGCGACCACAGCCCCCATCCTCCGGGGACCCTCCCCATCACGTTGGCCGCTGATATAAAAAAAGAAAACGAGGTACGAAATGACCACACAGTTTTTTATCCCCATGCGTCCGCCCACCACTACCCATAACGCCAAAGAGCTTCATGCCTACATGAAGGGGGGCAAGCCCTGCGCCGTGCTGCATGACAGCTCTGAGCTGAAAGCCGCCCGTGCCAAGCTCCACGCCTACCTTGCACCCCACGCCCCTGAGAAGCCGATCCCGGCGGGCCGTCCGGTGCGTCTGCTGGTCAAGTGGATGTTCCCCGCCGAGGGCCGTCCGGACGGCAGCTGGCGCACTTCCAAGCCCGACACTGACAATCTGGAAAAAGCCCTCAAGGACGAGATGACCCGCCTGCACTTCTGGCACGACGACGCCCAGGTGTGCAGCGAGATCATCGAGAAGTTCTGGGCCGACATCTGCGGCGTGTTCGTGCAGGTGGAGGAGCTGGCATGACCTACGAGGAAAAGATAAGCTGGCTCTCCCGCTACCGGGAAGCCGAAAAGCTCTATCAGCGGCTCTCCTACCGGCTGGCAGAGGCGCAGGAAGCCACCCGGCACATCACCCAGAACCTCAGCGCTGCGCCGGGCGGCAGCAAGGATGGGCAGAGCCTCGCCCGGGCAGTAGAGCGTCAGGAAGAGGCTGAGCGCCGTGCCTACGCGCAGCTGGCAGTTCTTGATGCCTTGTTTGCGGAGATCGATGCCGTGCTTGTGCAGCTGGACTCCGCCGAATACTGCGCTCTTCGCAAATACTATCTGGACTGCCTGAAATGGGAGCAGGTAGCCGCAGACATGAATTTCACTTCCCGTGGCATTTTCGCCCTGCGCCGCCGGGCCATTGAACACCTGAAGCTCTGAAACTGTGCAGTATCCGTTCATTGTGCGTTCACTCTCTTCCGGTGTAAAATGATACCATCGGCAGAGCCGGAAAGGCCGCCCGATACACGCAGCCTCCGCACCATGTCCTCCTTGACGCTTGACCGCATGGTGTGCGGGCTGCTTCTATTATGCCGCCTGAGCGCAATTTGGTGCGCGGCGCGTGTGACCAGACACGGCCGGTTCGATTCCAAGGGCGGCGCCATGACGCTGCGCCCCGCCGCAGCAACAGCCTGACGCATGGTCTGCGAAACCGCTTGGGGCTGGCGTGCCGGATGGGAGTCCCTCCTTCTCCCCGTGAGAGTCCGGCACACCACCGGAGGCCCCGGAATCCGCAGTGGGTTCAAGGATACCCCACCGGATGTGCGTCAATCACCCTGCACAGAAATGTGCGGGGATTTTTTATGCAGCTTCTGCCGTTCGGAAACCCCGGGCGGCTTTTTCATACCCCCGGGGTCTGCAAAAGTACCCCCTCCCTCAAAAAGACCTCCCCCCTCCGGGCATGACCCGGCGGGGCAAAGGAAGCCGAAGCTTCGAGGACCACCGCACAGCACGTCAGCAAAAGGAGGCTGCATCCTAATGGCAGGCAGGACACCGCGCCGCAACGAGCGGCCAGACCACGACGGCACACACCGTCTGGCCTTTGAGCGGAACAAAAAGAAGATCTATGCGACGCAGACCGTTTGCGGCATCTGCGGCAAGCCGGTCGATTTCAGCTATAAGTTCCCGCATCCGCTCTCGCCCTGCATCGACCACATCATCCCCGTCGTCAAAGGCGGACACCCCAGCGACCTCGACAACCTTCAGCTCGCGCATTTCTGCTGCAACCGGGCCAAGAGCGACAAGCTGGTGGCCCGCAGCGGAAAGGCTCAGGAGCAGGCTGTCGATTCGCCGCGCGTTCTGCCCCTGTCCCGTGACTGGACGACCTACCGCAGCCGATAGGGGGGATGGCCCCCTCCCCCTGCCCTCGCCGGACTCCCCAGCCGTCACTGGGAATATTTTCTCACGAAAAGGAGGAATCCCCCATGAGCCAGACCCGCGGCATGGCCTATCTCCGCCGCAAGCTGGAGCTGAAGCGCAGCCGGGTGCTTACCCGCTATAAATACTATGAGATGAAGAATGCCGTGAAGGACTTCGGCATGGTCACACCGCCCGAGTTCCGCACCTTCAGCGAGGTGCTGGGCTGGTGCGGCAAGGCTGTGGATTCGCTGGCCGATCGGCTCATTTTCCGGGAGTTCCGGCAGGACAACTTCGACCTGAACAGCATCTATCTCCAGAACAATGCCGACATCCTTTTCGACAGCGCTGTCCTTTCGGCCCTTATCTCGAGCTGTTCGTTCCTGTACATCTGCGCCGGTGAAGACGGCTTTCCCCGCATGTCGGTGCTGGACGGCGGCAATGCCACCGGGATCATCGACGATGTGACCGGTCTGCTGACCGAGGGCTACGCCGTTCTGGAGCGGAACGCCGACAACGGCACGCCCACGCTGGAGGCCTACTTCACGGCTGGCAGCACATGGTACTACCCCAAGGGCGAAAAACCTTACCTTGTGACCAACCCCGCCCCCGCGCCGCTGCTGGTACCCATCTGCTACCGCCCGGATGCTGCCCGGCCCTTTGGCCACAGCCGCATCTCCCGGGCCTGCATGGGCCTGCAGCAGGGCGCACTGCGCACTCTCAAGCGCAGCGAGATCAGCGCCGAGTTCTACTCTTTTCCGCAGAAGTACGTTCTGGGGACCTCCGGCGACGCCGACCCGATGGACAAGTGGAAAGCCACCATTTCCTCTCTGCTGGAGATCTCCAAGGACGAGGACGGCGACCATCCGGTGGTCGGGCAGTTTACTCAGCAGAGTATGAGCCCCTATACCGAGCAGCTGCACACCTTCGCGGCACTGTTCGCGGGAGAGACCGGCCTGACGCTGGACGATCTGGGGTTTGTCACCGACAATCCCTCCAGCGCAGAGGCCATCAAGTCCAGCCACGAGACGCTGCGTCTGGCCGCCCGCAAGGCACAGCGGACCTTCGGCAGCGGCTTTCTCAATGCCGGATATCTCGCCGCCTGCCTGCGGGATGATTTTGCCTATCAGCGCCGCCAGCTCTATCTGACCCGCCCCGTCTGGGAGCCGGTCTTTGAGCCGGACGCCGCCACCCTCTCCGGTATCGGCGATGCCGTGGGCAAGGTCAACGCTGTCATCCCCGGCTATTTCGGAAAAGAGAACCTGCGCGACCTGACCGGCGTGCAGGCCGAGGGCTGAGCAGATGGACAAGCAGGATATTGCCCCCGCGCTGCTGGGGCGCATCCGGGCCGACTTTCTCCGCCTGCTGAGGAACGCTGCTCCTTCGGCGGCCACTTACCCTGCGGCTCTGGACTACGCCGACCTTGTCGGCGGCGCTCTGGCCGAGGCGTTCCGTCTCCATCTCAGCGCCGACACGCTTCCGGATGGACGGATGTACTGGAACATCGCCGACCGCGTCCTCCGCCCCCTGCTGGAGGAGGACCATGCACTGGTGGCTGACGCCGCTGCTGCCGTACAGCAGCAGCTCAACGAAGCGGCTGGTCTCCGTTTGCTGGCCCAGCGCGTCACGGTGGATGAGGACCGCATCGACGGCATCCTGAACAAGATCTGCGCCGCTGAGCACTACGAGGATGTGGCCTACATGCTGGATGAGCCGGTACGGACTTTCTCCCGGATGGCAGTAGACGATACCCTGAAAGCCAACGTGCAGTTTCAGGGTCGGGCCGGTCTGCATCCCCGCGTTGTGCGGCGCACCACCGGGAGCTGCTGCGAATGGTGCAGCAGGCTTGCCGGAAGCTACGACTATCTCCATGTACCTGCCGACGTCTACCGCCGCCATGAGCGCTGCCGCTGCAAGGTCGAGTATGACCCGGGCGATGGCCGCAGGCAGAATGTGTGGGATAAGAAGTGGACGGAGGATCCCGAAGCCCTTCAGGCTCGCAAAGGATTTGCGGAGTCTCCACTTGTCACTAAAGTCCGCTTTCCGAAAGAGGCCTCTCTGCAGAACGTCCTCCCGGAATATCTGCGGACGGCTGCTCCGGGAGTCGGTTCCATCTCATACGATGCTGGTTACGATATGGTCCGCCATGCAAACGAAGTAAAAACAGCACAATGGCTGCACGCCCATTTGGGCGGCGACATCGTGCTGTTGAACGAAGCAAATAATTATAAAGCGATGACTCCAGACTACATCTGGAACGACAAGCTCTGGGATTTGAAAACGGTTTCTACAGAAAAGTCCGCAAACAGCGCTGTTCGGCATGGTTTGAAGCAGATCCAGGAGAATACTGGCGGAATCATCCTGAACTATGAGCAGAATACGATTTCTCTGGAAACGCTGAAAGATGTCCTACGGAAAAGATTGACTGCCAGTGCGACGCAGGATGTAGACATCCTCGTCATCTGCAAAGAGAAATTATTCACTGTTCAGCGATTCACTGCAAAAAAATAGAGGTGTCGAGCCCCCACCATATAGCGGAGGCGCACCTCATAGCTATTATATAGCACATTTTCGTCTTTTCGTCAATATTACATTTTCATTCTCATAAAGGAGGCCCCGCCGTCATGCCCCGAGCGTCAGAAAAGGCCGTCCCGGAAAAGCTGGGCCGCCAGACGCCCACGGCGGCGGTGGTGCTGCCCTACACCACGACCCACGGGCAGGAGGCCATCGACCTCTACAACACCACCGGGCGTACCGCCCAACAGTGGCAGCAGCTCCTGCTCTACGACATCCTCGCCGAAAACGAGGACGGCCTGTGGGTACATACCAAATTCGGCTACAGCGTCCCCCGCCGCAACGGCAAGAATGAGATCGCCGCCATGCGGGAGCTGTACGGTCTCCAGCGGGGCGAGAACATCCTGCACACAGCCCACCGCACGACCACCAGTCATGCCGCGTGGGAGCGCCTGTGCAGCCTGCTGGACAAGGCCAAGATAGAATACAGATCCATTCGTGCCTCTGGCCGGGAGAGCATCCGGTTGAAAAGCGGTGAGGGCCGCATCGAGTTCCGCACCCGTTCCTCCAAGGGCGGTCTGGGCGAGGGCTTCGACCTGCTCATCATCGACGAGGCGCAGGAGTACACCGACGATCAGGAAAGCGCCCTCAAATATGTGGTCACGGACAGCCGCGACCCGCAGACACTCTTCTGCGGCACACCGCCCACGCCGGTCTCCTCCGGCACGGTGTTCCTCAAACTGCGAAACGCGGCCCTGCAGGGCGAAACACAGAACACCGGCTGGGCCGAATGGGGCGTGGAGCAGCAGACCGACCCCCATGATGTGGCTGCATGGTACGAGACGAATCCCAGTCTGGGTACCATCTTTACCGAGCGCAGCATCACCGACGAGATCGGCTCCGACCCCATTGACTTCAACATCCAGCGCCTCGGCCTCTGGCTGCGGTATAACCAGAAATCGGCTATCAGCAAAGCCGAATGGGAGGAGCTGAAGGTCGCCGCCCTGCCCGAGCTGAAGGGCAGGCTTTATGCGGGCATCAAGTTCAGCCCGGACGGGGCCAGTGCAGCGCTCTCCATCGCCGTCCGTACTGCCGACAACAAAATCTTCGTGGAAGCCATCGACTGCCGCCCCACCCGGGCAGGCAGTGGGTGGCTTTTGGATTTTCTGAGCAAGGCCCAGTTCGCCGCTGTGGCGGTGGACGGTGCCAGCGGGCAGCAGCTCCTGGCCGACGCCATGAAAGCCGCCCATCTCAAAGCACCCGTCCTTCCTACCGTCAAGCAGATCATCACTGCCAACGCTGCCTTTGAGCAGGCACTGTTCGCGAAATCGCTCTGCCACGCCGGACAGCCAAGCCTTGTGCAGGTGGCTTCCAACTGCGAAAAGCGGGCCATCGGCACCAACGGCGGCTTCGGCTACCGTTCCCTGACCGAGGGAGGCCATATCGAGCTGCTGGACAGCATCATCCTTGCCTGCTGGCAATGCTCCGAGGGCAAGGAGAAACGCCGCCAGCGCACAAGCTATTAACTACGCCGAAGCAGGGCCTCCGCCCTGTTTTTATATGCATCTGTCAGAATGGAGGTTTTCTCATGGCAGAATTTGAACCCATCACCACGCAGGAGGCATTCGACGCCGCCGTTGCCGACCGTCTGGCTCCCTTCGCCGACTACGACGACCTCAAGGCGCAGAATGCCGACTATGCCTCCCGCATCCATGCCTTTGAGATGTCGGAGCTCAAGACCCGCATCGCCCACGAGGTCGGCATCCCCTTCGACCTCTCCCAGCGGCTTACCGGTGAGAACGAGGACGCCATCCGCAAGGATGCCCAGTCTCTCGCCAAGCTGCTCAAGCCCCAGACCCCCAAATCGCCCCCGCGCAGCACCGAGCCCGCAGGCGGCAGCAGCCGCCGCGATGCCCTGCGCGCCTTCACCAACGACCTGATGAGCAAAGGAGAATAACACATGGCAGACATTCTGAGCAAAGGCTCCCTGTTCCCCGAGGGGCTGATCCCCGACTTTATCAAGAAGACCACCGGTGCCTCTGCGCTGGCCAAGCTGTGCAGCGCCACCCCCATCCCCTTCAACGGCGTCAAGGAGTTCACCTTCTCCCTCGACAAGGAGGTGGACATCGTGGCAGAGAACGGTGCCAAGACCAAGGGCGGCCTGACCGTTGACCCCATCACCATCGTCCCCATCAAGATCGAGTACGGTGCCCGCATCTCGGACGAGTTTCTCTACGCCTCCGAGGACGCGCAGCTGGACTACATGAGCGCCTTTGCCGACGGCTTCGCCAAGAAGGTCGCCAAGGGCCTCGACCTGATGGCCTTCCACGGCGTCAATCCCCGCACCGGCACGGCCTCCTCCGTCATCGGCACCAATCACTTCGACTCCAAGGTGACGCAGGCTGTGACCATCTCCTCCGGCGACAAGCCCGATGAGAACATTGAGGCCGCCATCGCGCTGGTGCAGGGCGCAGACCGGGACGTCACCGGCATGGTGCTGGCCCCGGCCTTCAAGTCCGCTCTGGCCAAGCAGACCACCGCCGACGGCGCAAAGCTTTACCCCCAGCTGGCATGGGGCGCAAATCCCGGCGAAGTGAACGGCCTGCGGGTGGAGTCCACCTCCAACCTGTCCTCCGGCTCCAGCCTCGACCGCGCCCTTGTGGGCGATTTCGTCAACTGCTTCAAGTGGGGCTATGCCAAGGAGATCCCCATCGAGGTCATCCGCTACGGCAACCCCGACAATGATACTCAGCTGGGCGACCTGAAGGGCCACAATCAGGTCTATCTGCGCGGTGAGGCCTACATCGGCTGGGGAATCCTCGACCCGTCTGCCTTCGCCCACATCAAGACCGGCGAGTAAGGAGGACATGACCATGCTGTATCGCAACAAAAAAACCGGCGCTGTTATCGAAACGGACTGCCTCATCTCCGGCGGCGACTGGGAACCTGACAGGGCAGATGCCGCGCCGGACGCCACGTCCGAGGCCGACACCGGGGCCGACTCTCCCGCTGCCAAGTCCAAGCGGAAAGGCAGGGCGACGGTATGACCTACGCCACCGTGGACGACATGACCACCCTCTGGAGGCCCATGACGGAGGCAGAGCAGGCCCGCGCCGGCCCTCTGCTGGAGGTCATCTCAGCCAGCCTTGATGTTGAGGCCCGCAAGGTGGGCAAGGACCTGCCCGCACTGGTCGCTTCGGATTCTGCACTGGCTCTGGTGGCCAAGAGCGTCGCGGTCGATGTGGCTGCGCGGGCGCTGATGACCAGCACCGATCAGGAGCCGATGACCCAGCTGACGCAGGCCGCAGGCGGCTATTCCGCCTCCGGCTCCTTTCTCGTTCCCGGCGGCGGCCTGTTCATCAAGAAGTCTGAGCTGGCCCGGCTGGGGCTGCGCCGCCAGCGGATGGGGGTGATCGAGCTGTATGGCAGCTCTGATTAAGGGCATCCCGGTCACGCTTTACGAGCGCACCAAGACCGGTGAGGATGCATTTCACGAACCCGTCTACGCCGAAACGCCGGTCACAGTCGAAAATCTGCTCATTACGCCTGTTGACTCTGCGGCATCGCCCACAGAGCTGCAGCTTTCCGGCCGTCATCTGGTTTATGAGCTTTGCATCCCCAAGGCCGACACTCACAAATGGGAGGGCTGCGCTGTGGAGTTTTTCGGGAAGAGATGGAGAGTCATGAACGGCGTGCAGCAATACATCACCCAGCTCACGCCTCTGGACTGGGATAAGAAAGTACAGGTGGAGCGGTATGAATGATTTTCACTTTGAGCTGAACCGCTCCGGTGTCCGGAAACTGCTGAAGAGCAAAGAGATGCAAAACGGCCTTTCCTCCATCGCTTTTGCGGCGCAAAGCCGTCTGGGCGATGGATATACGGCCAGTTACTACACGGCGGACACCCGCGCAGTGGCTGAGATAAGCGCCGATTCGCTCTCCGCCCGGAAAGAGAACGCCGAGACCAACTCCATTCTGAAAGCGCTGAAGTGACTATGATCGAAGAAATCATCCTCAATTATCTGCGGGAAAGCGGTTTTCCCTGCTATCTGTCCGTGCCGGAGCAGCCCTCCGGCAATTTTGTTGTGCTGGACAAGACCGGCTCCGGCCACGACGAGGGGCTTTTCCACGCCACGCTGGCCGTGCAGTCCTACGGAAAGAGCAAGTTCAGCGCGGCCCAGCTCAGCCACCATGTCGTGCAGGCCATGCTGGATGCCGACACCCTGCCCGAGGTGGTCAGCTGCAAGCTGGTCACTGACTACGATTTTCCCGATACCACCCGGAAGCTGCCCCGCTATCAGGCGGTTTTCGAGCTGGTGCATTACTGAGTTTCTGAAAGGAGCTTTTCCTTATGGCAAACGCAAAGAACGTCACCGCCGCAAAGCCCAAGGTCGGCGGCGCGGTCCACCGCGCCCCGCTGGGTACGCCTCTGCCCACCGACGCCAAGAGTGAGCTGGACAAGGCCTTTGAGTCTCTGGGCTACATCTCCAGCGACGGCCTGACCAACTCCAATTCGCCCTCCAGCGAGAACACCACCGCATGGGGCGGCGACACCGTGCTGACCCAGCAGACCGAGAAGCCGGACACCTTCGCCTATACCCTGCTGGAGGCGCTGAACCCGGCCGTGCTCAAGTCGGTGTATGGCGACAAGAACGTCACCGGCACACTGGAGACCGGCATCACCGTCAAGGCCAACAGCGATGAACAGCAGGACTGCTGCTGGGTCATCGACATGGTGATGAAAAACAATGCAGCCAAGCGCATCGTCATCCCGGACGCTGCCGTTTCTGCCGTGGGCGACATCACCTACTCCAACGGCGCGGTGGGCTACAACACCACTCTGACCGCTGTACCGGATGATCATGGCAACACCCACTATGAGTACATCGTCGCAGCCGGCGCAGAGACGCAGACTGCCAAAGAAGCTAAGGAGGTCAAGGCATGATCACTGCTGAAACCAAGGACGGCTTTGCTGTCGAACTCAGCGAAGAAGCGCTGGACAATGTGGAGCTTCTGGACGCGCTGGCCGCGGTGCAGGACTCCGACGTCCTGTCTCTGGGCCGCACCATCCGCCTGCTGATGGGCAAGGCGCAGGCAAAGAAGCTCTATGACCACCTGCGCACCGAGGACGGCCGCGTGCCGGTCGTTGCCCTGAGCAACGCTCTCGGCGAGCTGATGGAATCCTTCCGTGCCGGAAAAAACTCTTCCTCCTCTCCGGCCTGATCGCATCGGATGAGGGAAAAGACAAGCTTATCTGCGATTTCGCCCAGTATTACCATGTGCTGGGCTGGCGCAGCCTGCCGGTGCGGCTGGCGGCCACGCTGGCCGCCGGTCTGCCGCCGGACAGTCGGTGCATGATGCATCTGGCCGGGCAGAAGCTGCCGGAAAAGACTCTGATGGATGCCGCCGCAGTGGATGCTCTGCACCGCATCGAATGGCGGCTCATCGGCTGCCCCGGCAGACGCCCGCCCGACTCCATCCTTGCCGCCCTCACCGATCCCGATACAGGTAACGCCGGCAATGTGCAGAGCTTCGACAGCCCGGAAGATTTTGAGGCGGCACTTGCCGCCATGAAAGGAGGTTGAACATGGCAGACGGCATTGAACTCGGCAAAGCTTATGTCCAGATCGTACCCTCGGCCAAGGGCATCAAGGACAGCATCGCCGAAGAGCTGGGCGGCGAAAGCGCCCGCGCCGGTGAGTCTGCCGGACAGCTCTTCACCGGCAAGCTGATCGGCACCATCAAAACGGTGCTGGGTACTGCCGCCATCGGGAAGATGATCTCCGACTCAGTCAACGCGGGCGGTTCTCTCCAGCAGAGCCTCGGCGGCATCGAAACGCTGTTCAAGGACAGCGCCGACAAGGTCAAGACCTACGCCGCGCAGGCCTACAAGACCGCCGGACTTTCGGTCAACGACTCCATGGAGTCCACCACCAGCTTCGCGGCCAGCCTGCTTTCCAGCGTCAGTCAGGACACCGACGCGGCGGCGCAGCTGGCCAACATGGCGATGGTGGATATGTCTGACAACGCAAACAAGATGGGTACCTCGATGCAGGACATCCAGAACGCCTATCAGGGCTTTGCGAAGCAGAACTATACCATGCTGGACAACCTCCGCATCGGCTACGGCGGCACGCAGGCTGAGATGCAGCGCCTGCTGAAGGACGCCGAGAAGATCTCCGGCGTAAAGTATGATCTCGGCAATCTGGCCGACATGTACAGCGCCATCCATGTCATCCAGACCGAGCTAGACATCACCGGCACCACGGCCAGGGAGGCCACCACCACCCTGACCGGCTCCTTTGCCTCCATGAAGGCCGCCGCCCAGAATGTTCTGGGACAGATGGCGCTGGGCGAGGACCTGCAGCCCTCGCTGGAGGCCCTTGTGGAGACGGCCCGCACCTATCTGGTGGACAACTTTCTCCCGCTGGTCGTCAATACGGTCGGCGGCATCCCGGAGGCCATCGCTGCGCTGGTCCCGGCCATCCTTCAGACCGGCACGGAGCTGCTGCAGAATCTCACATCCGGGTTTGCCGCAGGCATCCCGGATTTTTTGTTGCAGGCGCTGCCCGCTGTCCTCTCCTTCACCGAAGAGCTGCGGGCGAATTTCGGTGATTTTGTCTCGGCAGGCATCGACCTCATCCTCAGCCTTGCAAACGGGCTGGTGGAGGGCCTGCCGCAGCTCTTCGCCTACATTCCCGATATTGTCATCAATATCGCGGGCCTCATCAACGACAATGCACCGAAAATTTTAGCCGGTGCGGTCGGCCTCATGGTGCAGCTGGGCAAAGGCCTTATCGACAGCATCCCTCTCATCATCCAGAATATGGGCAAGATCGTGGAGGCCATCGTCTCGGTGATCTCCGCCTTCAACTGGCTGGATCTCGGGGCAAACATCCTGAAGGGGCTGGCCAGCGGCATCAAAAGCATGGCGTCGTCTGTGACACAGGCCATGCAGCAGGGCATCTCCGGCGCGATCAGCTGGATAAAATCCCTGCCCGGGCAGGCTGTGCAGTGGGGCAAGAATCTCATTCAGAGCTTTATCAGCGGCCTGAACGGCACCGGCACGGCGGCGACCATCGCCACTGCAGGCATTCAGGTCGCTAAGACCGCTGCACAGCCTGACACCGACTGGTCCCTCAGCGACGACGTGGTGGATAAGGCCGAGGTCAATGCATTCAGGATGCAGAACCTTGCAAAGCAGGTCGAGGACACCATCCCGGCCTACACCAAGTCCGGCAACGCTGCGACGGCAGCGGCCCAAAAGGCCGGCTCTGCCGCAAAGACTGCCGCCTCGGTGGTGAACTCCTACAGCAACACGGCCTATGAGGTCGTCGGGAACACCAAGCGCACCATCCAGACCATCAACGAGGAGCTGTCCAACGGCACCACCCAGCAGAAGCAGACCATCACCTCCACCAGCCGCGAGATGGTGGACGGCGTCCTCAAGAATGTAAAGACCGTGGAGACCATCGCGGCGGACGGCAAGCGGACGGTCAGCCAGACCATGGAGACCGTGCGAGACGTAGTGAACACCGTGACGGCCACCATCACGGCCCTCGCGGACGGGGTCAAGACCACCACCCAGACCGTGACCAAGACCCTCGCGGACGGCACCACCGAGCAGCAGCGCGTTATCACCCAGACGCAGGACAAGGTCATCGACGGAGCGCTCCGCACGGTGGAGACCGTCAAGACCATTGCCGCCGACGGCACCGAGCAGGTGGCCGAGACCATCAAGGACAGCGCCGCCAAGACACTGGACGGCCTCTGGTCTGCCCTCAAAGACCGGGCCAACGAGGGCATTCTCGGCACGGTGGGCACCCTGTGGGACGCGGTAAAGAGCGGAGACTGGCTCTCCATCGGCAAGTGGGCGGCATCTGCCCTCTACTCGGGCCTGACCGCCGACCAGAAGCAGAAGCTCACCGACTATGCCCTCTCGCTGGTAGACGGCCTGAACGGCGTTCTCGGACAGGGCTCACAGGGGCTGGCGCAGGGCGCGGCTTCTCTGGGACAGCAGCTCTTCGAGGGCATTACCGGCCGCTTTGGCGACGTTGCCTCTCTGGCCGGGCAGCTGAGCGGCACCCTGCAGGACACCTTCGCGGCTCTTAAAGGCCCCCTCGGCACAGCGGCCAAGGCCATCAGCACAGCCCTCTCGGGCAACCTGCTCTCGGCCTTCCCCACCATCTTCGCCGCGATGGGTACCCTCGTCACCACGGTCGGCTCTGCCTTTGTCGCCATGCTGGAATCCATCGGTGCGGCCATCTCGGCTACCGGCATCGGCCTGCCTGTGGGTGCTATGGTCATCGCTGCAGGCGTCGCTCTGGCTGTGGCCATCGCGGCCATTGCCATGAAGCTGGGGAGCAGCAGCAGATCTTCCGTGAAGACGCCCAACAGCAGCTCCGGCTCCGGCAGCGCCGTCACCGCCCCCAGCTACTCGCTGTGGGACTACGAGAAAGAAACCGCTCGGCCTGAGCGCAAGCCCCGGCCCTCGTATGAGATCAACCAGTATATTTACTCCAAAGCGCAGACAGCGGCTGACCTGATGCGCGAAGCACGATACGAACAGGAAAGGGCGGTGCTTGCCGGTGTTTGATGCCATCTTTACCGCCAGCAGCGGCCAGAGCTTCAGCTTCGGCTACAAGGCAGGCGTGCTCTACAGCATCGACCCCATCGGCGATCTGCCGGTGGAGCTGGAGACCAGTCAGGGCTACCAGCAGGTGGGTGCCACTGTGGAGAGCCGCAGCATCTCCGGCGTGACCCGCACCATTACCGGGCGTATCCTGCGGAATACTGCCTATCTCAAGCGTCAGCTGCGGGATATTTTCACCCCCGGGGCCACCGGGCGGCTGACCGTGGCCGGAAAATACTACTGCGACGCCGAAGTGCAGCGCTGCCCCGCCATCAGCGCCGCAAACCTCTGGCCCACCTTCAGCTTTCAGCTTTACTGCCCGAATCCCTATTGGCGCAGTGTTTCCGAGACCAGCGTTTCGCTGTTCTATACGCAGCCTGCGTTCCGGCTGCCCGTCTGCTATAGCACCCACCAGTTCGGTCTGCGCATCCAGTCGGATTTTCTCAAGCTCAGCAACCCCGGCCCGGACACGCAGGATTTTGTGCTGACGCTGACTGCGCAGGGCGTCGTACGAAACCCCGGCGTGCGGGATCTTGCTACCGGAGAGTATCTTCGTTTTCTCACCGAGATGCAGGACGGCGACGTCATTCGGCTCTGGCGGGAGGACGGGCGGCTGCGCATCGAGCAGATCATCGACGGCGAGACCTTCAACGCCTTCGAGCTGCTGGATGAGAGCAGCACCCTCTGGACGCTGCGTCACGGCACACGGGCATGGACACGCACTGCCGACAGCGGCATGACGGCGCTCTATCTGACCCTGAGCTTCAGCGTAGCGTATGCATCTCTTGTAGTGGAGGAAAACTCATGAGCGGCGAAAAAGCATCTGCCCTGACTGCCAGCGGGACAAAGACGATCTTTGTCTATGGCCCCGAGCTGAAGCTTCTGGGGCGAATCGAGAGCTGGGTGTCGCTGGTCTGGCCGGAGCGGTACAACACCTACAAGAACGTGCAGGGGGCGCAGCTGGAGCTTCATGAATCTACCAGCCTGCAGGCCCTCTGCCGCCCCGACCGGTATCTCTGGCTGGTAGGCAGCGAGCACCTCATGCGGATATGCTCCGCCCAGACCTCCGACCACCGCCTTGTGGTCTCTGCCCGCGACGCAGCCTACATCCTCGACGAGCGCAGCAGCCTCCAGACCCTGAAGAATTTTTCGGCAGAGACGACGCTCCGCCAGCTGGTCACGGCCATGGAGCCGTGGCCCGGCGTCGAGCTCGGCGACCTGGCCGAGATCACCGACACCTACACCGGCGAGGCCGCACCCGGCAGTCTGCTGGATGTGGCTGAGCAGGTATGTCAGGAGCTGGACATCGGCTTCCGGCTCCGGTTCGACCCGGCAGAGAAAAAGCTGCTGTTCGAGCTGTACCGCCCTCTGCTGGACCGGAACGCCCGCTATGCGCCCCAGTACGGCAACCTTACCGACCTGACCTACACCGAGAGCACGGCCGATTATAAGAATGTGGTGATCGTGGTAGGCGGCGACGCCACCGTCACGGTGGGCGCAGAGAGTGCAGCAGGAATCGCCCGGCGTGAGCTGGTGGTGGATGCCGCCAGCCGCACCAGAAGCAGCAGCCAGACCCAGAGCGACTACCTCGAAAGCCTGAAAGCCCTCGGAACGCAGGAGCTGGCCAAGCACACTCGGCTTGAGAATTTCCGCTTTACCCCTACGGATGAGGTCATGGTGGGCAAAGTCGTCGCCGCGAGCCTGCCGGGTACCGACATTCAGGCTGCCGCCCGCATCACGTCCATCACCCTGACATCCCAGAAGGGCGAGAACAGCGTCTCCACCGAGATCGGAACACCTATCATCAGGAGAAGAACATGAAGCTTGTGACATACCCCCTCGACGGGGTGACTTACAGTGCCGAAGATGTGGCCGCTTATCTATGCACCCGCACCTCCGGCGTCTACTCTCGCGATTCAAACTTTGCTGTGACCGTCAGCGGCCCCCGGGAGATCACCGTCTCCCCCGGTCTCGCGTGGATCAACTACGACGACTTCAAGGGCATCTCTGTCTGCGCCCGGGAGCGCAGCACGCTGACGGTACCCGACGCAGACGATATGCTGCCCCGCATCGACCGGGTAGTGCTCCAGTTTGATGCCAATGCCAATCTGACGGCTCTGAAGCTCAAGCCCGGCACTCCGAAGGCCGAACCCACTGCACCAGAGCTGATCCGGACGCACTTCATCTATGAGCTGTGTCTGTGTGAGATCTCCGTTCAGGCCGGAAGTGCAGAGATCACTGCCGCATCCCTCACCGACACCCGCACCGACGAAGCCCTCTGCGGCCTCATGCGGGACGGCGTCACCGGCATCCCCATGGACGAGCTGGGCGCACAGGCATTGGCCAAGGCCAAAGAGACCGCCAAGCTTTGCGACAAGCTGCTGGCCAGCTACAGCGGCGGCTATCTCGGCATCTGGCCGGTGACCCTGACGGCGGACGGCTGGGCCGAATGCACCGACGTGCCCGGCTACGCCTACAAGCAGACGGCAGAGCTGCGGGCGGCGAGAGAGGCAAACGTCCCCTCCGCCGTACCAACCCCGGAGACCTTCACCGTGGCGGTGGCGGCGGGGCTTGCAGGCGTCTGCGAGACCAAGGACGGCACTATCACCTTCTGGGCCGAGAACGTCCCTGAGGGCGGCATCCAGATGCAGGTGGAGCTGCTGGGACCCTCGGCCTCGACCGCTGACACCGGAGAGGACACCCTGGGCGACACCACCCTCGGGGACACGACTTTGTAACGGAGGTACACCATGAAGTATGTGAAACAGCATTTCGTCACCGGCATGAAGGTCAGCCTGTCCGACGTGCTCAACCGGATGGAGGACGGCATCGCAGCCGCCTGCGGCGCGGCGGTGGAGGGCATCGGCAGCGTGACCACCGGTGACACACCCGCCGCCGGCATCCGGGACGGCAAGCTCTGCCTGACTCTGCCGCGCGGTGAACCCGGCCCGCAGGGCGACCCCGGCGAGGGCCTGAGTGACAACGCCAAGGCCCTGCTGCTCTCTCTGTTGGCTGACACGGCCCCCGACAGGGACGCCTCCCTCGCTGCCCTGCGGGCGGAGTGGGGCGTGAGCGAGGAGGTGGAGTGAGATGGCTTTAGGCACTACAGGCGTCAAGGACCGCCCCATCACCTCTACGACCACCGACCCCGGCGAGGGCAGTGAGCTGGACACCGGCAAAATTCTGGTCGTGTATGAGGAGTGAGATATGGCAAAGGCTTTTTATATCGGCGTGGACGGCAAGGCCCGCCTGGCCAAGAAGATGTATATCGGAGTAGACGGGAAAGCCCACAAAGTCAAAAAAGTGTACGTCGGCGTGGACGGTAAGGCAAGGCTGGCGTACACGAGCTATATCCCTGTGACGGGGATCAAATTGACGTGGAGAATTGGAGGCTTTGATGGAGAGAAACATAACGGTGAGAAATACGTATGGCAGGAACCTACAAAATTTACGGCAACCATCACTCCGGAGAATGCCACAGATAAAACTCTCAAGTGGAGCCTGTCGGGTAATTGCACCGGAACCAAAATAAATAATACGGAGTATAGCGTAAGCCCCGGCAGCTCGGGGCAAGCAATCCTGACCGTGCAAAGCGCGGATGGTCCGACCGTGCGAGTACAAATAACTATGAAGTATGGTTATGTATCGACGTACAGTCCACAATATGGAGCTTTATCAGCACCTACAACTTATATCGATTCCATTGAATTTGTATAATTCCAAGGTGCAATGCGAAAGGAAAATCAAAATGACCTTACTGGAATATCTGAAGCAGCTCATGGGCAGGAAGGAACCGGAACCTGCCCCGGCCTCTGTTGAGCGCTCCGAACCGAACGAGCCTGCCGCAACAAAAAAGCAGCCCCGGGGTGGGGCTGCGGGAGGGGTTATTTGTCCCTGTAGTGGGAGCCGCACTGGACGATCTTGACCACGCTGCCATCAATGCGGTAGACGATCCGGTTTGCATCGTCGATGCGGCGGCTCCAATAGCTGGCCAGATCGCCGCTGAGGCGCTCGGGCTTGCCGATGCCCTCATAGCCGTTGCGGTCGATGTCCTTCAGAAGCTGTAGGATCCGCTTGAGCATCCTGCGGTCCTGGGTGGTCCAGTATTCAAAATCTTCCCACGCTTCTTCCGTCCATGCCTTAATCATCGAAGTTGACCTCGTGGATGGTGCCGCCGGTGGCTTCCATCTCGGCAATGGACTTGCGCAGCCGGGCCTGGTTCTGCTCCGAGTAAAACGGGTCTACCGACAGCTCAAAGGGCAGGCGCTGCTCCCGGGTCATCTTCTTGGCCAGCATAGTCACGGCGGTGGACATGGACATCCCCAGCTCGTTGCAGATGTGGTCAAAGCTGTTCTTCAGGTCGTTATCCATCCGGATGCTTACAGTGGTCTGTGCCATGGTATCACACTCCTTCTGAATACAATGTAGCACATTTGCAATACAATGTCAACGGATAGAAAAAAGAAAGGTCGTGGTCTCTATCGCTATCAAAGAATATTCCATGTCCCGGGACTCCACCCGGCAGCTCTCGCCCAGCTTCCGAGTGCGGGAGTTCGGCTGCAAGGGCAGCGACGTCGTGCTCCTCGACGAGGAGCTTGTGGTGCTGCTGCAGTGCATCCGGGAGCACTTCGGAAAGCCGGTACATATCACCAGCGGCTACCGCACTGCCGCCCACAATGCCGCCGTGGGCGGCAGCAAGTCCAGCCAGCACCTTCTGGGCCGGGCGGCGGACTTCTACGTCGAAGGTGTGGACGTGGCCACCGTGGCCGCCTACGCTGAGACCCTGCTGCCCTCCCGGGGCGGCATCGGGCGCTACCTGAAGGACGCAAAGCACCCCACCCGCAAGACCGGCTGGGTACATATCGACACCCGGGCGAATAAGAGCCGGTGGAGTATGTGAGGGGGTGATTCCGATGCAGTTCATCCTCGAATACTGGGCACAGTGGGCTTTCGCGCTGATGGGCGGGGCCGTCCTCGCAGCCATCCCCAAGATCAAAGCCCTCTGGCAGGCCGTGCTGGCCCTCCTGCATGACCGAATTTACACCGAGTGTTACCACTTCCTCAGCCTCGGCCATATCACCCCCGACGGCCTGCGCAACCTCACCTACCTCTACAAGACCTATCACACGATGGGCGGCAACGGCACCGGCACGGAGCTGTACAACCGCGCCAAGGCCCTGCCCATCCACGACTGACCGCCCGGCCTCGCCGGGAGAAAGGACACACCATGAACGCACATATCACCACCAACCGCACCGTTTCCACTGCCACCCTCGCCCGCACCGCTGTGCTGGCTCTGGCCCTCATCAACCAGATCCTGAGCGCTCTGGGCAAGCCCCTGCTGCCCATCGACAGCGCCCAGCTCGAACAGCTCATCTCCACCGGCTTCACCACCGTGTCTGCGCTGGTCAACTGGTGGTTCAACAACTCCTTCACCAAGGAGGCCATTCAGGCTGACGCTGAGTTTGAGCGGCTGAAGAAGAGCGTGAAGTAAGAGACCGGCCATAACTGCATAGCATGATAAGAGCCGCAACTCTGGGGATAATCCTCAAGAGTTGCGGCTCTTTTGTTATAGAATTATTTTTCTGAAGACTTCTTGGATCCGTACCATTTCCATAGAAACCAGCCCAGCACACCAAAGAAAACAATGAATAAGACAACAAAAATCCAGAAGGTCCATGTTGAGTGCTTTGAATCTACAAAAAATTCAAAAACACTTTTACCTACAGCATTTACTTCTGCAAACCACATTCCGCTGAATAAGACCAGTAGCGCCAGTATGATATAGTTACACAAGAAAACGACCGGGTATCTCTGTATTATGTTAGCTGCTTTTTCGGCAGCGGGTTTCTTCAAAGTCGTAATGCGTATCACAAAATACATGAATCCAAATAGCAGATTCATCATGCAGAACGCCCATGCATCCGCAAGAATAAGAACAGGAAGCACCGATTGCCGCTCGTTTAATGTTTCTTGCACTGCGCCAAAAATGCTGTCTAAAGAAGATATTCCGCCAAAGACAATAAACGACAACGCCGTGAAAATGCCTATCAATCCCACCAGCTGTTGGGTCATTTCTTTTGTGATCTCAGATATTTTTGGCGCTAAGATGCTTTCAACTTCATGCTCCAAATCCATTCGTTTTTTGCTTACCAACTTCTGTTGTTGAATTGCAAGGTTCGAGTGGTCATAAAATTTCAACACGTTTTTGAAAGATTTCTTCCAATATTCCGACGCTGGATTATCTTCAACTTTTCGTTCTACATAGTGCAGGACAAAATCCAAATTTGTCCCAAACGTACCTAATTCCTGCTCGGTTTTGTTAAAGATATGATTACTTATGGAAGAATACATCAGTCGATCCGCTGAATTTGAAAGATATGTTTCAAGCTTCTCAACCCATATTTTGCAATCAAATTCCCCTTCAGAAGTTTTTCTTGACAACGACCGACACAAATCTAATATAGAATCTTGCATCTCTTCTGCGGTGTGGAATCCCTTTATCGGCTTTTGTTGAATGTCCGCAGCGCGGTTCTCTGTAAGAAGGTCTAACTGAACCATCTCTGTTTTTTCAGAGTTTCCTTTTGTTTTATTATTAAATGTTTTTCCGAGTCGCTTTCCTAACATAGTCATTTTATGTTTTTCTGAAATAAGAACGAATTGCATTCAGAGTGATTTCATTATCAAAGCCATTTCGATATGCATTCTTCCATGGAGTCTGCGAGTGCGTTATATCAACTAGTGCAGATGTAGAAAACTTAGCGCAGTGATCAAGCATCGCATCAATCAACTTTTTATCCGAATTGGAGATAGAATTCAACTCACAGCCATCATATGGGATCACAGCACTACCATAATATCGATATTCTCGATAGACTTCCGGTACCACCGGTCCAAAATCCCACGCTTCCATTCTTTGCTTAAAGCATGGTTGGCCATCAGAAGCATTTACAATGAATTGAACCTGTACAAAGTAAAGCAGTTTCTGTAATCTCAAATTGCTAACCGTCCGCCCCTGTTGTGCTTCATAATGAATGATGTATTTTGCAACTTCAAGTGCGCTGTAAGTCATAACCATGCCTCCTTTCAAAAATATACTCGATGATTTTCGTAAACAACTTCGACAAAAGCATGCACTACTTTAGCATTGCGTTTTATCTTGTGGTTATTTGTTTTTTTCTATTATATCAAATTTTGCTCCGTCGGTGTTCACGAACATGGCACTGTTTTTTGTGTATTATTTACAATAGTGTCCCAATTTTTTTGGAAGACCCTTTGAGTCTGTACCTCTTGACAGTAGTAAAAAGACCTGTATTCTATCGTATTGCAGTATATTCACTCACCCTCAGACATTTTCTTGGACAGCGGCATACATACAATCACTTTTCCGACTCGAGAATAGACCGTAGCTCTTCCGTCATAGTTTGGAGGTCTAAGCAGAGCTGAGCTATCTCAGAAATGCAGCTGTCCTGTTCATGTGCCTGGATATGCTCAACGCTCTTCATTATTTCAAAGATCATATCGTCGACACGCTGGAGTCTTTCTTTTGAATATCTCAT